CTGTTTCTGGCTATGTCTTAGCTAGTGATGGATCTGGAACTTTATCTTGGGTTGACCCAGGTTCAACATCATCCCCAACATTTACAGGAGATGCAACTCTTACTAATGATGGTGCTTTAGTTGGATTCTCAAATCTAAATGCAACTTATACAGGTAATGCAAAAACATTAACGGTCACAGTTGCAAGTAAAACTGGAGCGCATCGTTATCAAGGTTCGGGATCTAGTTCTGGATATAAAATTGACGGTAAAGAATCTCCTTTCTTAACGCTTACTCCAGGTCGTACTTATAAATTTGATCAAGCAGATAGTTCTAACGCAAACCATCCACTACGTTTCTACTTAGAAGCAAACAAGACAACTGCATATACAACAGACGTTAGTAGTAGTGGTACTCCTGGTTCGGCTGGTGCTTACACGCAGATAATTGTTTCAGACACAACTCCACAAGTTCTTCATTATCAATGCTCTGCTCATGCGTTGATGGGTAATAGCGTTCAAACAAATAGCAATGTATCTGCAAAATTAGCAACAGCAAGAACAATTAACGGAACAAGTTTTGATGGGTCGGCAAATATAACGGTTACGGCTGCTGCTGGCACGTTAACTGGTGCGACTCTTGCAAGTGGAGTAACAGCATCAAGTTTGACTTCTGTTGGAACTCTTGGAAGTTTGGCAGTTACAAACAACGTAACTATTGGCGGTAATTTAACTGTAAACGGCACAACTACATCTATTTCAAGTACCACCGTTGAAGTTAAGGATAAAAATATTGAATTAGGTAAAGTTGCAAGTCCTAGTGACACTACTGCCGATGGAGGAGGTCTAACCCTTAAAGGTAGTTCAGATAAAACATGGAATTGGGTCGATTCGACTGATGCTTGGACAAGTTCAGAGCATATTGATCTTGCAAGTGGAAAAGTTTTAAAAGTGGCAGGGACACAAGTTCTTTCTGCTACTCAATACACAGGAAATGCTGCAACAGCCACCAAATTTGCTTCAACTGTAAATATCAATGGTGTTGCGTTTGATGGATCGGCGGCAATAACAGTAACAGCGGCAGGTTCAACTTTAAGTGGTTCAACTCTTGCTAGTGGAATAACAGGATCAAGTCTTACTTCTCTAGGAACGCTTTCTTCTCTGACTGTTAGTGGAAATATCTTAATGAGTGGAACTGGAGTACTTGATATTCCAGCAGGAACAACAGCCGAACGTCCAGGTTCAGCAAACACTGGAATGTTTAGATATAACACTACTCTCAATCAGTTTGAAGGATATAAAAATACAGGTTGGGGAGAGATTGGTGGTGGTGCAGGAGCTACTGGAGGATCAACTGATGAAGTATTTATGGAGAACGATCAAACAGTTACTACGAACTACACATTAGGAAGTAATAAAAACGCAGTATCAGTTGGAAACTTAACTGTAAATAATGGAGTAACGATTACAATACCTAGTAATGCGACTTGGGTGGTGCTTTAAATGCCAGCTTACGGAAAAGTTAAAGTTGATACGATCACGTATGACCTGTCAGGGACTGCGACTGATGTAAGTGTTTCCAATATTGCAACGAAGGCTTCACCTACTTTCACTGGGACGGTAACAATACCAACTCCTACGGCTGGAGACAATAGTACTAAAGCTGCTTCTACTGCTTTTGTTGTTGCAAGTTTCGCTACTAAAGCAAGTCCTACATTTACTGGAACGATTAATGCAGCAGATCTTGTACTAAGTGGGGATTTAACTGTTAATGGGTCTACCACTACGATTGACACGACCACCCTTCAGGTGGAGGACAAAAATATTCAAATCGGTAAAGTATCAACTCCTAGTGATGCCACGGCAGATGGAGGAGGTTTAACTTTACTTGGAGCTACAAATAAGACATGGAATTGGGTTAACTCAACTGATGCTTGGACTTCTAGTGAGCATATACATTTAGGAGATGATAAGAAGTTATTAGTAGGAACTGGATCAGATCTAAGTATCTATCATGATACAAATAATTCTTTTATAAGTAGTATTACAGGTAACTTAAAACTGGTAGGTAATGCAAACATTCTTATTGAAGATAATCAGGGAGACACGTTAGCAAGTTTTAATCCGAACTCGTCAGTAGACCTTTATCACAATAACGTCAAAAAGATAGAAACTTCAGCAACGGGCTGTACTGTCACTGGGACGTTAGCAGCTACGGCTGTTACTGGTGATGGATCTGGTTTAACTAATCTTCCTCCTGGAAATACTTTTACCGCAGTAGCTGATGGAGCTATTGCTGCTGGTAAACCTTGTATTATTAAAAGTGACGGTAAGGTAGCGCAGGTAGCAGAGACATTGGGTGTTGTAACTAATCCAGCAATAGACACTAATGGAGTAGCTCAAGGCGGTACAGGTTCAAGCTATCACGATTTCGGTAATGGGGCGCACGACAATATGGCATACGATCCTGTAAGTGATATGACATTACTTATTTGGAGAAATACCAATGCTAGTGGTACTAATTTGTATTACAGAATGTATGAAAGCACTGGTGGTGGATTTAACGAAATAACTGCTGCCCGTTCTTCTGCTCCAGATGAGACAAATACCGCTAATTTTGCTTGTTGCAGTTTATCTAACAGAAGATTTGCTGTTTGCTATGAAGTGACTAGCAAGATGAAAATACAGATTGGGCAAGTAGCAAGCGATGGTTCAAATATAACTTGGGGTAGTTCTTATTACATTGATGGGCAATCTGGAACAGCAGGTAGTTATCGTGAGCCGCACTTGGTAGCTATTGGCAACGATAGAATTGCTCTTTTTGCAAGGGCGCAAAATACTTTGTGTGAGTGGACGCAGAATAGGCCAGGAATTCTTGTTGGTGATGTTACAAGTACTAATGTTTGGAATTTTAGAGATGGAACTGCTATAGATGGCACTCACAACTGCGATGGGCAATGGAGAGATATTACTTATGATTCAACAAATGATATTATTGCTTTTGTATGGAGGCGAGATTCTACTGATACTAATGACTATATTATGGGTGGAAGAGTTAGTTCTGGAACAAGCCCAACATTTACATTCGGTACTCCATTACAACATACCACTGGAACTGTCAAAAATAGAGTTAGGTACAACTCAGTTAAAAATATATTTGTCACAGCATGGGAAAGTAGCAGTCTGTTTTATATAAAAGCTCATACCATTAATTCCACTACATTAGCTGTTACTGCTGGTACTGCGGTTAACTGGAATCATGGAATGGCTTTTAAATCTCTTAATCTTGTAACTTCTAATGAAGGTGGAGCTTTTTCAGTAGTTATTGGAAGTACAGACAGTACTACAAGAATAGTTTCAGCATCATTCGCTAGTACAAACAACCTAACTATAACTTTAAATAGTAGTACGAACCAACCAGTATGTAGTAACTACGGCAGTGCAGAAGAAGCCTGTTGTGTTTACGTTGCTCATACAGGCAGGGTTTTATCAGTAGTAAGATCAGGTTCAGGCAGTGCTGCTTCGATGGTTTTAGGTACTAATAAAACAACATCAGCAATAACTAACCAAACAAATGGAAACTTTATAGGTTTTGCACAATCTGCTATTAGTGATACAAATTCAGGAACAATACAAACAGTAGGTGCTATTTCAGAAAATCAATCTGGATTAACACCAGCATCGAGATACTATGTTAAAGACGATGGAACATTAGTTACTGATCGAACTACCTCAACTAGTAAGGGAGGTGGTGTTGCAATAGCATCCGATAAATTAGTTATTGATACTATTGGTTACGTTGGCTCTACTTATAATTAAGTGAAACTCCCTTTCATTTTTCTCAGCCTTCTTATTAAGGGCTAAACTACCAACAAACACGATCCAATCATGGCTTACGGAGATTTAAAAGTAAATAACCTGATCTATGACACTGGATCTGGTGATGCGTCTAGGTCAGTTGTCAGTATTCCTTTAACTGCTTCACCTACTTTTACTGGAAATATAACGATTAATGCCCAAGGTGATTTTCGTTTTGCTGATTCTGACTCAAGTAATTATGTAGGCTTTCAAGCTCCTGCAACAGTTTCCTCTAATCTTGTTTGGACATTACCTGCTGTTGATGGAAGTGCCAATCAATTATTAAAAACAGACGGTTCTGGAAATTTAGGTTGGGCTTCTGATGTTGCTTTAACATTAGTTGACGAAGATAACATGGCATCTAACAGTGCTAGTTCAGTTCCAAGTCAACAATCAGTTAAAGCTTATGTAGATGCTGGTGATGTAAATATTACGGTTGCTGATGAAAGTTCAGATACTACTTGTTTTCCTCTTTTTGTAACTGCTGCAACTGGTACGTTACCTCCGAAGTCAGGAACAAACTTAACCTTTAACTCTAGTTCTGGAGCGTTAACAGCTACAAGCTTTGTTGGTGCTTTAACTGGGAACGTAACTGGCAATGCAAGCGGAAGTGCTTTAACCGTTACTCAAGCGGCGCAATCTGCAATTACTTCTGTTGGAACGCTTACTGGATTAACAATTGATGGTGCTATTGAACAAGTAGCAGAAGCAGTGGGGGCTTTAGAGATTGATTGTTCAACAGGTAATTATTTTACTAAGACAATTTCTGGTAATAGTACATTTACTTTTGCCAATCCAGCCTCTTCTGGTTCGGTTACATCTTTTACTCTTGAATTAACTCATTCGAGTGGGACGGTCACTTGGCCTTCAGGCGTTAAGTGGAGTGCTGATACACCACCAACATTGACAACTGGAAAGACACATCTATTTATGTTTGTTACTGATGATGGTGGAACTAGATATAGAGGTTCTGCACTTGTTGATTACGTTAATTAATTAATTATGGACTTACAAACACAACGCTTAATGCAAGGGGCTTCGGGAGGCGGCGCACCAAAACATATTGATGACTATTTTGTTCAGCATGGATGGGAAGGTTATGGATCTAAAACTTTATATGTCCCCGGAGCTTATAACAATGATTTCACTACGGTAGGTGGAATGTTTATGACTAAATGCTATGACAATTATGATGGAATTTCTTGGCAAATATATGACACGGTAAGAGGTAATAACAAAAGGTTAGATATGGATAAAACAGATAACGAACAAACTAATAGCACTCTTACATTTAATCAATATCGTGTTTATTTAGATAGCAATAATAGTCAATTTAACTATTGGAATGGTTCAGCACAGCAGCATCAAGGCGGTGGTTGGGGTCAACATTATGGCTGCATTTTTAAAGCAGAAGATCATTTCTTTAAACTTGGTTCCTATTCTGGAAATGGTGGTACTCAGACGATAACTCATGGGATGAAATCAATCCCTTCGATGATTTGGATAAAGTCTTATACTGGTAGCGTAACAGGCAACTGGATTTCTTGGCATAAAGAATATACAACTCATAAAGGATCTGACTACGCTTTTACATTAGATGAAAAAAATGCTGCTTATAGCTCCAGCCAAATTAACACTGTAACTGCTACACAATTTAGTGTTAACTCTAGTAATCATGTAAATAATAGTTCAACTACTTATGTTTGGTATGCGTTTGGAGGAGAAGAAGAAATTTGGGGGCTAAAAGGAGATCAAAAAGCAATTGTTTCTGGTGTTTTTAATCAAAGCGTTTCTCATTCTGGTGGAGAAATTGCCACTCCTGGTTGGCGACCTCAAGTGTGTTTTGCTAAAAAGATGAGCAATGTATCTGGTGGCAGCCCTTCTTCTACTGATAGTGATCTAAATAGAGGACATAGCCTTTGGTTTAATGATCAAGTTGGAACTTTAGGTGCGCCTGGAAATGAAATTAGGTCAGGTATGGCTTTTACTAGCAACATGGGCATCGAGAGATCAGGTCATTTTGCTGAAACCTTCGGTCATATTTCAGCAACTAACGAAGGATTATGGGCTGGTCAAAACACAACAACAAGTAGTAGTTGCGACAGTATTTATTGGGCAATAAGAGCCCCATATAATGATGCTCATGCTGATGATAAAAATAGAATTTGTAGAAATGTTTATTACACAGGAAGTAATAGTGGTAGACGTACCTTTAGTGGCATGACTCCATCATCTGCTATGCCACACCAACGAGTAGATTTAATGATGAAATTTAAAAGGGCAGGTAATGATGGGCAAAGATGGGCAAAGTTAGCATCTAGGTTTTATCACATGTGCGGTGATGATCAATTGGTTGGGAATAAATACTGGCAATCACAAAATGATATTTATTTAGCCGTTAATAACTATGCAGGGCCAATTGCTTATGGTAGTGAATCTGATTGGAATGAATACTATCAATATCAAAGATATGACGTTACTTATCTTCAATATACCCCTGGTGTTTTTATGCCAATCCAATGGCATGGTCTTGGCACTGGGAATAGAACATTACCTCACGATTTAGGTGTAAAACCTGAACTTATAATGTATAAATTAACGAGTTATATGGGTAATTCTTCAAATGGTGCTTATTTTCATCATATTGGGCATGGTGATAATGAAGATGGTCAGAATTGGTGGAAATATGTACAAAGTCTGCAATCAGACGATCACGGGCAATGGAGCAGTGCAGCTAATTATCTCACTGCCGAACCTGATAAAGATAATATTTATTTTAGTTCAACTTTCAATAATTCAAGTTTAGCTTGGGCTGGTTATGCTTTTGCAAGCAAAACAGGAATATCTAAAGTTGGTTATTACACAGGAAATGGAAGTAGTCTTAATGTAGATTGTGGCTTTACAAACGGTATTAGAGCAATAATCATAAAAAGATATGATGCCGCTGGATGTCAAAGCGCACCAGGATATAATACTAAAGCAAGGTTTTATTTCTTTGGATCGGGAAGAGGGTTAGACAATGATGATTCATCTACTAAAACTGACTATTGGCAAGATTTAAAATCTCAATACGGTGAAAGAAAATGGGATAATAGTAATACTTATGAGGATAATGGTATTGATGCTTTAGCTGCGGGTTTTACAGCTAGGCAGCCTAACGCTCAAGCTGCGAATCAAGTTAACTTAAATGCCAACAATGGTAAATATGCCTTTGTTGCTTTTGCCAACTAATTTATTGCCATGACTACTTACAGAAAAAGAACAGATGGAACTTTAGTTGAAGGGTTAGAAGCTTTTAAAGCTTTATATCCTAATACTTCTTTCCCAAAACCTATTACAAATGACATCATTACCTCTTATGGTTTTGATGAGGTATCAGAAGGTTCACATCCTTCAATTACTCCACCCTATGAATATGTCGAGTCTGATGGCATAAAAGAAGTAAGTGGCATTTGGACACAAACTTATAAAGTTGCTACTTATGATAGCGATACAAGAACAGCAATTGATACTGAAACAGCAGATAGCGGTAGAAGTAGAAGAACTACTTTATTAGAAGAAACAGATTGGGCTGGAGGATCAGATTTAACAATGTCTGATGACATGAAAACATATCGTCAAGCTTTAAGGGATGTCCCAACACAAGCTGGTTTTCCTCATACAGTTACTTGGCCTACTAAGCCTTGATATTTTTTTATTCTTATAGCTGATCGGCCTAACTTGATTAAATGGCACGTACCTATATAATTAAGTAACTTACTTAGGTTAAACATGCAAACTTTGGAAGAGAAGCGCGATGGGTACGCTGTTGAATTAAAAGAATTAGAGAGACAACACGCGGAAGCTGTGCAAGCTAAAGAAACTGCTGAAAAAACATTAGTAGCTTTAAGAGCAGAGCATGGAGATAAGCTCAGTCGTTTCAAAGAATTACAAGAGATTATTTCTCTACAGGAATCTAATAATCCTGAGTGTTCTGTTGATAACCAGCCAAATGCTTAAAATTCTTACCTACATCAATACGGCTGCCTTAGTTGTAGCGGTAGGTGGTGGTGGTCTTGCTTATTTTCAGCGTGGCAAGATTACAGAATCCATAATGACTGAAGTGCAAAAGCAATTGCCGGGTCTTGTTCAGAGTGCGTTGCCTTCAACCCCGAAGCTTCCTAGTAATACCGGTTCTGTTTTACCTTTCAAATGATCCAGTTTAAGTCATTTAATGGTCTAACTTCTCTAGTCCTTGGAGGCGGTTTGATTGCTACTAACTTTATGAGCTTAAACATGCTGGCTCGTAAAGATAGTGGCATACCTGACATAAGTAAGCTTTCAAGTACTCCTTATAGCTCTCTACAAATAAGGAGTGAAACAAAATCTGATGGAGCAGAGGAGTGGACTTTAAGTTCTCGTCAACATGACCCTAAGACGATGTTGAGCTATGAGACGAGTGAATCTCCTACCTTTAATAAAGGTGTGAAGACTAAGCATATTCATAAAGAATCCGTTGCCCAATTTGCTATCTACCCGCAAGGCGAAGGTGGAAAACTGACGGCCAAACAGATTGAATGTATTGAGAAATCTGCGATGGCGAAGGGGAATGCTCAGATGATTTCAGATACCGGTAATACAATGTATGTCACTCCGGCTCTTGCCAGTTTGCCTGTGATAGGTCCAGTTATTTCGGCTCTATGGTTCGGCCAAAGTCGTAAAGCTGCGGCCAACTTAGGAGAAGATATATCTAACCAATGGAATGATTGCTAGGTGGAAATTGACGATATAACTATCAGGGAAATACCTGATGCTTCAATAGATATAACAGTTATTCGTACAGCCGATCCACAACTTCCAAACAATATTGGTTTTCCTGTTATTCAAATGCCCGGTTGTGTAAGGGCTAGAACTCTTAAGAACAAACAGCTTGTCACAAATGATGAGCGTGGAAATTTAATTTTGTGTGACGGTAATGTACCCACACTTGAGAGTATGGCGATTGATTGGGAGGGATTATCTACCGTCGGTCCTATTAAAGAAGATGAACCTGAGATAGTTCCACCTATTCCAAAACTAAAGGGGAAAGAGCGAAAGAAAGTGAAAGAAAAGGATGGAGAGGATGACCAACAAGGCGATGGCAATATAGGTAATCAAAGCTTTGATAGCACAACTATTAATGGTCAGTTTATTCCAAATGTATTGCCATGTCCTCCACCTGATAACAAATATCCAATTGGTTCGTTAGGTAAATACGGAACTGCGAGAGTTAAAGGGTTCCAAGTCAATCTAGCTGACGGAACTTGTGAGACGTTATGGGA